AATTGCTTTTGAAAAAAGTCCTATAGCTTCAAGTAAGTTAGGGTCCACGTAAAATCAAAGCTACTTCTTGTTTAAATATAGCCATTACCTCCATTTAGTGTAAAAATAGATGCGGTCCGCCCTTGCTGTATCAGGGGGTCCAGGTATAGCCTGAATAAATTCACCTCCACTTCGCTCGAAACGATAACGAGCTGTAACGGGATCTTTATAATTAGCAACATAAAGCATGTGCGCTAAGCGATCACACTCGAATTGATAATTCTCTCGCCAAATTCTCGATGTCTCACGCTTGTCTTGAACGTTGATTGAGCGACTTACATCACCAAAGATTGTTTCTTGCCTACTAGTGGCTCGCCCGGTTGCTAACTCAGTTAAACGTTCGGCTTCTTCACATCTTTCAACTTGACCGACGATTTTATCGTAATAAAACTCAGAAGGTATGCTGCTTGTAGCTTCTAAAAGCCGAGCGTAGTCTCCGGCAGGTACGGTAGCTATGTTGTAGCCTAAATGGTACGCTACACGACTAAAGTTAAAGTCATCAAGTCTGTACCCGAAAGTCTGCGCAGGATTTCGAGTAAGTTGGTTAACCGCAGCATAAATTATCTCTCGCTTTGTAGCATCCGTAGTTGTTGCTTGGAATACAACACCCTGCTGAGCTAAATAGCTTTGAATTTGCTCAAGTTCTTGTTGAGAGAATTGAGACACTTTATTTATGCACTAGATATTGTTATTCTACCAAATTTAAACTAAAAATTTATATTACTCTACGTATACAACTCCAGCAGAAAGAACTTCGTCCCAATCAACACGAGTTATAGATTTAAGCTGATCTAATTTTGTAAATCTCTCCCCCGGCATGGATTGTTGCAATTCTTTGATCTCAACAGCGGTTTTAATTCCTACACCTTTAAGAATTTGTGTTAAACGCTCAGGAGTAGCTCCGTTTATGTTGATTCTGTTGTCAAAAGGGATCTCTGGTTGAATAATTTGACGTCCACGCCGTTTTAAGGCGGGTTTTGCGTCCTTTTTGTCTTCGCTACCTTCTACAATTTCAATTTGGCCTTTATGAGCGAAAAATACCTTACCTGTCGTTACCGAGCGGACCATTTTGTACTCACCTTCGTCGTGCTCACTTAAAATCTCAACTTTAACCCCACTTGGTTTGAACAAAACGTCTTGAACTGAGATAGCGGTCATTATGTGAGCAATGTCTATGAATAGTTTACTAATAAATTTCAATTTCAGTTGTCATATTGCCATACATAAAAAAACCCCCTCCGAAAAGGGGGTCTGTTCTTCACTAAATGAATCAGGAAGGAACGGTAGAGGTGAAAACGTTGGACTCAACGATACCCGCAGGTTGAAGAGCCAAGTCGTCACGATTAGCTGCTTCGTCGGACAAGAACCAACAAATTTCACAAATACCCAACGCCTTGTTTTTACCACGGAGTTGGTTATTGGTAGCACGGGGGTCAAAAACACCCGAAGCTTGTGCAAGACCAGAAGCGACTGCGCCACCAAGGTTGGCAACGGCAAACACTTTATACTGTGCCTCGGCTCCATTACGGAACAAGTTATTGGTGTTGAATACGTTGTTGGTGTTATAAGAACCGTTGGCAATACGGCTATTACTACCAGCAAGCGTTACAAAGAAACCAGACGCGGAAGGAGTGGTGGTAATACCAACGCCCACAGCAGGACCGAGGCCCAGTGTTGGGGCTGCAACGCCACCGCCAACGCCGCTGCTGATCACATCGCCACCGTCAACACGGAGAGCTAGACGATAAATATAAGCACCAGAAGGAACTTTGATACCGTCAGTGATGTCAGCACGTACGTCTTTGTAAGCATCCGGTGAAGGAATGATTACACTAGCGTTAGTGAAAGCAACGTTAGCTCCGTTTAGACCAGAGCTATAAGCCTGAGTGTAATACTCAAGTTGACTAGTGGTGCCCAAAGCTTGGTACGACAGGTCGACGTAACCAATAGCTTGTTGAGCAATCCAACCAGGGGTGAACACCACACCAACGGGACCGCCGACCGGTTGGTTGGAGTAGGTGGTCTCCGTATCGTTAGCGTTACGGAACTGGAAGGTCTTCTCTTCGTGCCAGTAACGAAGAACGTTTGTGTAGTTCCCAGGGAAGATCTTGGAAACTGCAATCTGGTTAGCGTTAGTTGTCATAATTAGTTACCTCCTCAAACGTTGAAAGAGTAGGCAACAGTAACGAAGTCAGCGTTTAGAAGTTCAAAACCTGCGTACAGGCTCCAAATCATCATGATAAAACGGCTGAAGTCGTCGTTGTTGTTTAGAAGCACCTGAGCATTGTTACCGCCGATACCGACGCCAACACTTTGGGGACCAAAGAACATACCGATAGCACTATCGTATGTAGTTGAAGTACCGCCAATAGTTGCTGTAGCACTCTGAGAAGGCATGTTAGTGGATTCGAAGAATCGCACACCTTCAAATACAAACCCGGTAGGCATGATGGGTTCGCCAGCCACGAAGGAGGCTTGTCCAAAACCTTGGCCCATGTAGATAGCAGCGTTAGGCTGCATCGCAGACATGAGTGGGTTGATCTGACCGTTACCTGGGTAGCGAGCCACTTCGCGGAAATCGCTGTTCTGACGCAAGTGCATCAGGAACGTGGGGTCGCAAACACAACGGTAGAAACCGTCTTGGTAAGTAGGAGTATTCCGCTTACGCAAAGACTTAACCACGCGGAGGAGGTCGTCCTTAACGTCAAACTTGGCTTGCTCTGAGTTGGTGTAGGTCAGTGACCCAACAGCCAAATCACCAGGGTAGTAGTAACCACCTTGGGTATCAGAGGACTTACCCTTAGAAACAGCTTTCAGGAGTTCGTTAATGAACACCCGATCGCGCCAACGACGATAGTCGTCGAGCAGGGTTAAAGAACCAATAGATTGGTGGAAGGCAGTAAGATTACCGGTATCTAACAGCAAACGCTGAGCGGTAATTAGTGTCTCACGTGCAATCTTAAATGTACTTGCTTGTGTAGGATCACTAGGGTCGGCAGGTCCGGTATATTCCCGGAGTGTCACCAACACTTTGTCCTTCACAATGTTGCGGCTGCTGGCAGTACCGATGGTCTGCTCTGCAGTACGCTCACGTGACTCTTTGCTTCCGGGGTTGCCCCAGAACCTGTAACGATCAAGCTGCACAGTCTGTCCTGGTTGCTTACTGAAGTCATGAACGACCACAGGTTCAGCAGCCATCTCTACAACGTACGCAGGATGCGGACGGTAGAGTTCAGCACCGAGCAGCTTCGGAAAATCATTGTCGACGAACAAAGCGCCAACCTCCGAAAAACTACTCTTTTATTTTAAGCTATTTAAAGACAGGCGGTATATTGTTTGTCGCATTAATAGCGTTAAATATTTTTCTGGTTACTGCTATTTACAGAGGAGCTAAATCTATGAGGCAACGCCCTAATTCCTTCCCCTGTAATTCCGTAAATAGAGCCTAAGTTAAACGCATATTTTGAAGATTTACCGCGATAAATGTAACGAGTGGGAGCTCCCATTAAGCCAGGAACGCGAGCATATATAGTTTCCGTAAATGACTCACAGTACATGGGAGGGTTGTATGTCCATTCTGCTCGTGTTACCTCAGCAGTCCCAGCAGCAGCCGAAGTAGTCAGTAACCCACCCATTTGACGTTGATGAGTTACACCTCCTCCAGTAGTTCCTTCTTCTGACGTATTACTTGCTGGTGTGTTATACGGGTCATAGGACTGACTTGAGGGAGCATCCCCGAAGTAATACGTATAAGCTCCTGTATCCCGTACACCAAATGGAGGATTGTAAGTTGTTGAGACTTTTGCGTTAGCAATTGTTTGCGTGGTGTAACCCCTAAATCCGTTATAAACGCTTAACTGACCGCTCGGAGAATAATACGTAAAATTGTTATCGTTCCAATAACCAGATACAGCCACGGGGGCTGCTCTCCAAGTATCTACGACATAAGCGCCTGAATTAGGGGGGCCAATAACAGGTCGACCATAATCAGCGCCGAAGTCATTAACTCCAAACCAAGAAACTTGGTTACCTAAAGAATCTATGTATCCGCTTGAAACAACTAGATATTTTTGAGCTAAAGCTAGATCATCTCCGATTCGATTAGGCCCAGACTGCTGTTGATGCGGTCCAGTATCGTACTTATAGTTAACTAGTGAAATGTAACCCACTTAAAATCAGCAAGGGTTACCCTAATTATATCTAGGTAGATTCAACAGTAGAAGTCTGAGTTTTAGCATCGACTGTAACGATGTCTAACGCAATCTTTTCCATATCAGCTTTGTACTCTTGTTTAACTGAATTTAATTCAGCTTTTAGTTCTTTTAACTGAGCCAGAAGCTCGGAGTTATCCGAAGATTGCTTTTGACGTGAGTGCCCAATAGGCTGAACCATGACTAAACTCCTTTACTCTTAGTGTACTGCTGTGCTTTATTTTTAGCTTTAAAATAAGCAAAAGAAATACCCATCAATTTCTCTTCATAATTCTTAACCTTATCTTCACAAGTTAATTTACTTTTAACCACGCTGAACGCGAATTACGAGATTAATAAGCAATAAAAAACCCTCGTTTCCGAGGGAATTTTACTCTGTACGTACAGATTAAGCAGCGTCTAAGAACAGAAGCTTCTGACGGAATGCGTCAGGACTCATCTGGCTCAAGTAGCGCCATGCTTGCTCAGGGTTCTGGTTCATCGTCTGTGAGAATCCATTCCACTGAGTGTCAGGATCGTGCCTTACAGCACCATTAGCTGCTGGTACAGCAGGCATGTCATAACGAGGCTGATAAGCAGCAGGCTGTTGAGCAGGATAACCAGAGTTATCTGCGTCTACAGGATACACTTCGGTGAAGAACCGATTGGTGTAATCAGCTAACTGATCAGGGTCTGTGAGGATGTGCTCCATCGCAGCACCACGTTGGGTGTATGCGTTCATGCGCTCATTTTGCGCAATCAGAGCATCTTCGAGAGTTACAGAATACTGGTTAAGTATGCCTGGAGCTTCGATTCCAAAATGGTTAACGACTTGAGCGGTTGCGTCGCTTAGTTGGGGCGCTTGGCTGCGGGCCGTAGAAACCTGAGAGGAAGGTTGGGTCGTAGAGGCGTTGTTGGAGTAAGTCGGCGCTGCCGTAGGCGCTTGGTACGCCCACGGTTGGGCCTGTGAAGGCTGACTGTACTGCTGAGTAGCCTGCTGCGTCGTCGCGTATTGAGGAGACTGTGCTGTTTGGCTGGGGAAGGGCGACATCCTCGAAACTACCCGCTCCAGACTGCCCATTGCTGCTTCCCACGGATTGTTCGGGGAGTAAGCGGACGGCGACTGGTTGTACGGGTTGCTGATAGAAGGGGCCGAACCCAGTGTTGCCTGCGACGGCGCTTGGGCTGTAGTTACCGAAGCTACCGCCGGGGTATTGGTTTGCGCCACCCATTGCGGGTAAGCGGTTGAGCCCTGGTCCGCCACGGGAGCTGCCGATGGGGCTGCTACCGCTTGGGCCACCGGGCTCGGGATCGAAGCTTGGATCTGCTGGCTCATAGCTACCCGAATAGGTTAGTTCTTGTGCGAGGTGGTCAAACGTCCTGTACAACAGGGGAGTTAGATTTAATCTTGGATCTGCCCCTAAAGGCTGATCTGGCGCGAGAGGATGTGGCGTTTGCAACATCTGTGATAATAATACTAGAAATTGTTGCATCGCGCTTTGAGTTTGTTGAATCATCCTAAAAGGAAACCCTTTTAGCATTTCTTCTCTCTCCGAATCTGTCTTATCCGGGAATAAATAACGTAGTGCTTCTACGCTATCTACCCCAAGTTCTTGAAGATTTCGGACAACAATCGACTTTTGATTTATGTCATAAGCCGTATCTTCGTAAACGTCACCTTGGAAGCGGTAAGTTACTACTCGCTCTCCATCTGGAGGTAAGCCAAATACTCCACGTGGGACAGTTCCTGTCGTAAGAGCTTCTTTAATTTTGTCTTTTAACTTCACCTCAAACTTCTGCAGCTCATAATCAGCCCGTGCTACTTCTTCGTTAGTTGTATCTTTTGCAGGGTCAGGTTTCTTAAGTTTTGTGACAGCAGCAAAACTATCTTTAAACGTTTCTTCTTGATGGTAAATAATCATTTCTAATAGTTTACAAAAGCCGTAAACTAAGAAACTTTTATTTTTACGTAACGCCGTGGCTTGCGCACGACCCATCAACCCTTTAATTTCTGTTGCCGTTGCACCAGCAGAAACTGAGATTTCGTCAACACCGCCCAGTGCAGTACGAATTTCCTCTCTCAACAAAAGTGCATATCTATTCATGTCCCCGTTAACGGGGTCTGGTGTCATGTAACCAACACGATCAGATGGTTCGACGTTGGCAATGATCCGAGGAACACGAAGTCCGCCGAGCATTCCACTTGAACCGAAAGGCTCGCTTACCCGAGTCGAGGGGCTGTCTCTACCACCAAAACCACTTTGACTACTAATAGTTGGTCGGAAACTACGATCTGAATCGCTTGCCTCCACAAGATCGCTACGAGGACGTGAGCTAATCAGTGTGGGGTTACCGAAGAACTCAATGTTTTTCGCAATATTAGTTATCAGTGTGTCGTGAAGGACAATTTGTTCCATAAAAGGATCAAACTCACCTTCGCCAGAAGTACCACTACTGTCTGGTTTATTAAGAACTTCGACAGCGGGTATAAAACCGAGGTTGTTTTCCCTTGTTTTTTGAGGGGAAATAAGGCCGCCTGGTTCGAGATCAAAACTTAACTCAGTATTAGATTCGACTTCCGAGATCTTTTCGTCAGTAATCGAGATACGAACGTACCTCTCGTTGAGTCCAGACGTCTCAGAAGGTAAACCTAGATTTGGACTTCTAATTTTATATTTGTAAATAATTACAACTTCATCAATGCTTCCGTTTACGTCGTGATAAACACGGTACTGATCTTTAGGAAAGAAATAGATTTGATACTTTAGTTTTGGATCCGGGCGGAAATAAAACAGCCCACAACCATCAAGCAGAAAATTACGGATTATAGAAGGGAATCGGATATCGATTTTATTTAGAGAAATTAATCCTTCTAAAAATCGAGATCTAGCTTTATATGTGTCCTGATCACAATAAAAAGCAAGCCCCTTCTTAATCATCAGCAGTGTCATCTGCTGTAAGTGACTAAGAACGACTAAGGTAGTCGCCTGCTTAGATCTATCTTGAGTGCGGGAAGCTTCAAGGATTTCTTGAAAACGTTGACGGACTCCGAGCTGATCGGCCATTCTGCTAACAAGACAACAAGATTAAGTTACAAACTTCAATTTTTTTTGCGCATTTCTTTAACTTTTTTGGCTTTCCGCAAAGCTTCTTTCTTCTTCATCTCTTTTTCGTCTTTACCGTTCGATTCGTCTTTGTTTTCGTTCTTACGCTCAAAGTGTTCGCGTAACTGTTCGGGCATCCGGTTAGCCATTGGGAAGCAGGTAATTTCTAACTCTGTCTAGTTTAAACAACTCTGGCGGTAATAGTTCATGTGGGTACTCCTGTAAAATGTGATCCGTTCGACCTAAAGGATCCGTACTTCCAGCTGCAGCTTTGTAAGAGTCCATAAAGTCTAACATTTCCTGACTATACGCTGGTGCATGTGCGTTAGGTATATCGTCATAACAGTGTGAAAAGGATGTGAGTTTTCGTTTCATACGTTCCGCGTCACCCATCCAAGAGAAATGCCATCCGGCATCGCAGTCCCCAACGATCATTCCGTTATCTTTCATGCGTATTTGTGAAGGTGTCTCCTCTAGGTGATCAAATAAAACTACAGTGCCGCAGGTCCAGTTATTTGGAGGCTTATTTGCGTCCCCTTTTGGATCTGTAACTCTAAGGTCTCCACGGCCATAAAACATAGGCATTGATAAGCGAACACACTGATCAGGGTTCTGCTTCGCTATCTCAACAGCTTGTAAAAGAGAGGCAGGTTTTGGTATTTCGTCAACATCGCTAAAGAAAAATACAGAGTCGGGGGCAGTCAGTCTCATCCCAACGGCCAGAGCATCCCTTTGTGCGTACTCACGCACCCACGGGTTAGGAGCAGCTTCTTTTGGAGGTAGTTCTACGTGTAGAACTTGAATTTTTTCTTCTGGAAGTCCTAGTTCACGTATCGCGTCTAAGCACGTATAGGGCTTAGGGTCTCCCTTAAAAGTTAAATTACCGTCTGTAATTATAAAACCATCAACAACGTCTTTTAAAATCTCTACTCGGAGCTCTAGTAGTTCTTTTTCGTCAAAATAAAGGAAGCAATCGTAAAGCACTAGTCCCTAGCGGCTGTCAATATGATGGTAGCACTGATTTTGTGGCAACACCATCCCCTGCGTTCATTACGTTAGGACTTGCGTCTGACCGTTGTCGAGAAGAACGTTTAATAGCTTCGTTAATTAGACGGTTCTTAACGTCTTCCATAAACGTCTGAGAACTGTGTGACGGAGAGGCAGCGTCATACATTTTATTTTCTGTTGGGGCGTAGTCATTCGCTTGCGGCCTACTCACATTGGATTGATACCCAGCCTGTTGATTTGCTGCGCTTTGTTGTTTTTCGTAAGCGTCAGAGAAAAAATCTCTTGCTTGATTAAAAGGGTTAGCCATAGTTAATTCGCCTTTCTCTTAAGATACTCAGAAGCTCGCCTCCGTGCCTCACGAGCTTTTTCAGTATTTGGTACTTGAGTATTAACCGGTTTATCTCCCGCTGTCGCAGCTTTTTTCTTTTCGTCTGTCGCACGACGCTCTTCAGGAGTCATTTGAGACCACGCTGATCGTGGCAAATAACGTTCCGTACGTCCTTTTTCTCTAGCTATATCGGGCATATTCGTCCTGCGCTCGTTGTTGAAGTGCTTTTGCAATCAGATCATCAGAAGTACGAGCAATTATATTTAATAAGTTTGAATCTATCGTAGTGAGCGGTTTGTTTACTTTGCTCATCAAACTGTCAGCGGAGGGAAGTGCCCGCTCTCTATAGTCTTTTTCAGAACCACTTAGAGCTGCAAGGAAAGATTCAGGATTCATTTTTCTTTAGAGCGAGATTCGTATTCTTCTTTAGTTTGCCAATCTTCTTTACCCCATTTACTTAAACGATTACTGTCAGATTTCTTTCCATCATAGGTACCTCCTGCCTCTTTATAATATTTTACCGCAAGCTGCATGGCACGAGCGCTGTGCCCGCCCATTTTTTTACGAGCTTTAGCTTTTGCTTGAGCCCATTTTGCGGGGTCTCGTTTTTTAGCAATGTCAGCCATTAGTAGAGAACGTATACATGATCTACTGTGCTTATTCCGCTTATTGCCGTGGCAGATACAGGTAAAAATACGTCTGTACGAATATGATCAAAACTAATAAAAGAGCTGGGAGAATCAGCTAATTGAACAATTAAAGTTTTGTCTGCATTTTTGTTCGACGTCTCCACAAACAAAGCTCTGCACGCAGGAAAAACTTTATTAGTTCCCGCGCTAACCATAAACCCACTGGCATAGGGAAGAGCGGCTGAAAAACCATAACGACTGCCAAAAGCCCTAACGTCCATGTTTACTCAACTGTTTCTATAAGTTTAGCCAAATAAATCGCTGCTTTTTGTAAATCTTCTTTTCCGTTTTTATCCTCCCATCTCCACAGATATTTAAAAATACAACCCTCTAAATAACCTTGAAATTTTACAGAGCCCATAGATGCTAGCTGTGCATCATAACACTCCATACCATTCTTTGCGTAGTAGCTAGGGTTAGTGTTGTTCATAGATTGGATTAAACCAGTAAATAGTTCCTTCTTGTGATTCTATAAAACGACGTAGCGCGTACGCTTCTATTCGCGATAAAATTTCACATTTTCGTTTTTCTTTTAAAACGTAACAAACAGATACATAACGAGCGCCCTGAGATTGCATACTCTATAGCGTCAACATACTTTTACAGCATATCAACGGACTACGATCTAAAGACTGAGAGTACTTATTGTCGTCATGACAAATCAATCCGCGATCAAGAATTTCGTACTTATTACGTATCTTGCGCACGGGGACACAACGACGGTGTTCAAATCCAAATGGAATCTCCTCGAAAGCTAGCCCCATTGAACTCCGATCTGCTATAGGCCAATTCCGTATACCTACTTTTTCATAACTCTTTTGAGGATCATAACTATCGGAACGAATGTACTTTTCCCCACTGCTTTGATCTAAAATCATGGCTCCGTAATAGGGGTTCGCTAAAGCAACAAAAAAGTTAACCTCGTGGTCAACAACTAAAACATTTGGAACAACGTAACCACGGTCGGACCAAACATTCGGAGTTTCCTTTGTCAGCGAATGAACATAATAATTATCGAAAGGAATTTTTCTCCCGTCCTGAATCTCATAACGAACAAAACCAGGCTCAAGATTATACTTCTTTAAAACCGGACTCCACTTTAAATAGTACTTAAAGTTCTCATAAGTCATCAGCATATCATTTTCTGTATAGATATAGTAGTCAGCTTTATGATTTAAAATAGCCAGCGCCAAATCTGTTTTATGTGCCCAGGTCAAATACCAACCTTCGTATCCAGGGTCAGCAACTTTTATTTGAATATTTAACTTCTTAAACTCCTGTAAAATAAGTTCAAGAGTCTCTACGTCGTCTTGAGAGTCATAATCAATATAAATATTTACATTGAACTCAAAAGGATACTCCGTATAATTACGTAATAAGTTTATTAAACAATCTGTGCGCTCTAAGGGTTTATGTGCTGTAATAGCAACCCATATTTTCTTTTCCATAAGCAACGAGACTGCTCTAGTACTCTATCGAATAATTGCCACGCTTCTGCAAATAAGTAATTAAATGAGTGTAAGCATCAAGTAAGTCGTCGTGCGACGTAGACCCTACGTTAATAATTTGTTCAAACAGAGCGTCAAACTTTCTATATCTATTAAAGACAATCTTTTTATTCTCGAGCAAACCAAGAGTTCCTCTAAACCTAGAAATTTTATCTCCTCTAAATCCATTAACTTCATGAATATGTAAGTTTGTTAACCCTCGGTCATTTAGTAAAACCCGTTTAAGGTCAGCGGATAAACTTGCTTGGTAAGCGACTGCCTCAACTACCAGCGTAACTGTAGAATAAGTCGGAAAATACGTATCATTCTCGAAAGTTAAAATTCCCCATTCAAGCAACATGTCACACAGTAGATCTATTTTCTCAAGGTTGCCTATAGACCTACATTGGTGTGCATCAATAATGTAGTACTTATCCTTCATCCTTCCTCCCAAAACAAAAGCCGTATAATCGCTTGTTTCGCTCCGACTAGCTGACAGATCAATTCCGATAGCTAACGAATCAAACTCAGTTTCAACTTCTGCTCTAACAAGCAAATCCGGAGAAACAATCAGATCCGTGGTTAGTACAGGTTGTTGCTGGTACTGAAAAGCAAAAGCCACAGGGTCCAATTCTTTCTGACCCAACAGATACTCAACACTCCATTGCTCAGGCCAATAACTAACAGGATTCCCTTTGTTGTCGTAGGTAATCGCTTCTTGCGTAACTTGCTTCCATTTTTTCTCCGGTACAAACATTGTCTTATGAATATCTAATGGGTGGAATCGGGTACCTAAACAGATAGCCCGACCACCTTCAAAAATAATTGGAGCAATAACAGAAGACCAGTTATTGTTCATTTCTTCGCGGATCAAGGGATTTCGAATATCCGCCGAAGATTTCAAAGGGTCATCGATTAAACATAAATGAGCTCGCTTAGATGTAATGGACCCACGTAAACCAGCAGCACGAAGAGTAAATTCTTCGTCACCTACTCTGGAGATACCGGCATATTCAAAATCAATTGACCAACCCACATCGCTCTGCATTCCTGGCTTTAATCGACAGTTAGGGAATATTTTTTTAAATTCGTTTGAGTCTACAATTTGTTTAATTATTCGACTTTTAGGAATAGCAGTAGCAATGTTGTAAGAAATGTAAATTATCTGTAAGGGCATTTTTGCTGCTGTATGTCTTCCTATACACCACGCAGTAAACATATTTAACACGGTACTTTTCGCTGAACCCCTGGGGCTTAGTATATCAAGGTTTGATCCTGCTATATCTAATAAGTACTTATTGCTTTCATTTGTTATTAAGTGTGTATACCACTCCAACATATGCCTTGCTGGAGGTTTATCTAAAAGAGTACAAAACGTTTGAAAATCATTCGCTGCTTTGGTGTAAATAGAATTCTCTCTTGTGCTCGAATCTTCAACAGCGCGAACAGCATTTAATTGAGCCCG